CTTTCTTATCGATCCAAGTTACAAAAACCTTTTGTCCTATCCTTGGATAAATATAAGCAACCGGGCCTGTTTTAACCCGCATAACAACCGATCCTGATTGACTTCCTTCGATTGGGTAATATTCCAATTGTTTCATCCATCGTGAATTTATTTTCTTGGGTAGTCCGATGTATTCTTTTCCAAGCTTTACAAGCTTGTTGGGATCTCCTAAACCTCCCTTTGAAAAAATATCCGATCTTCTACGAATCAAACTTTTGGCTTTGATTACATTTTTAAGCTTTTCAATCGTAGAATATAGATCAGCCATATTTACAAAGTTCCAAATCATGTTAAAATAATATTGTAAATGTTAACATTATTATAAGGGAAAATCAATATGTTGGAAAAAGCTGGTGCGGATTGGATGATAGAAGCAATAGCAGCTTGGGAAAAGAATGATCATTCCAAGAGCGTAGCAGCTTCATTAATTTACATTTCCGAAACTTTGGAAATGATGCGAATGTTGCTTGACCCTGAAACACCTGAAGATGTTCAATTTCCCGGTGGTAAGGAATTTCCCACATGATTGAACCAGATACATTTTATGAGATGTTAGAAAATATTCAGCATGGTGTTGATATCAAATTAGCTATGAAAGCCTTTGGAGTTTCTAAAAATGATTTAGAACATTGGCATAAAGTTGAGTGCATCAAGGCAAAAGCACAAGCAACGATATCAATGCAAAAGATAATCAATGAACACGGTGCTGAAGATTGGCGAGCAATGCAATGGATAATCGAAAGAAATAATAGGGCAAAGGAAAATGGGCAAAACATCGAAATCGCAATCAACAAACAGATTGCTAAAGAATTGGCAAAAGCTCTTATCGAGTCCAGCATTACAGGATCAGTTGGAACAAATAAAGAATCTGAAGGAGTATCAGGAAGCGAACAGGAAAACTATAACGATTCCGAAATCTCCAAGGGAGTACTGCAACTACCTGAAAATAAAATTAACAAATCAACAGATGGAAATTTTTGAAGCTGTTGCCAATGGTGCAAGAAAAGTTCTAGTAAGATCAGCACACAATCAAGGAAAAACATATCTTTGTGCAGTAATTGCAAGTTGGTTTCATGATCATTTTACACCCTCTGAAGTTTTGATATCTGCTCCTGTATCCCAACAAATTCGTGACGGTGTTTTCAAAGAACTTAGAAGGGTTCGCTTGGGCGATCCAAACTGGTTACCAAAAGCAAATAGGCTAGAGAAATCACCTAGTCATTATATTCAAGGTTTAACAGCACAAAAAGCAGATGCCTTTCAAGGAAGACATTCCGCTGGTGGTTTGTGTATCTTATTTGATGAAGCATCAGGTATTGAACCAGTATTTTGGGAACGAGCAGAATCGATGTTATCTGCAAGCAAAGAGAATTGTTTATGGTTCTGTATCTTCAACCCTTACGATTCATCTTCACCAGCATACTTTGCAGAGAATTCACCAGATTGGAAAGTGTTTCATTTATCCGCATTAGATCACCCAAATGTTGTTTATCAGCAAGATTTAATTCCCGGTGCAATCAATCACGAATATGTTTTAAATCGATTAAAGAACGAATGTAGGTCTGCAATGGAAGGGGAAGAAGGTGAACCCGGTTACTTTGAATTTGAAAACAAAGGTTACATGGTTGAAGATCCTTTGTTTGATATTCAGGTTCTTGGCAGATATCCAACTAAGGCGATCAATTCGGTTTGGTCAGCAATGTGTCTTAAGCAATTGTTAGATCCAATTGAAATGAATGAAAACTGGTCAATTCAAATTGGTGCAGATCCAGCAAGGTTTGGGGATGATCGATCTTGTTTAGTAGTACGAAAAGGTAGTTGTATTCTTGAAATGAAAGAATACCGAGGTATATCAACAAAAGAATTTGCAGACAAGATAAAAGAATTCTGCAACAAGTATGCAAGTAAAAACCAACCTGAATTTAGAATTCCGGTGCTAATTGATGAAGGTGGTGTAGGTGGTGGTGTAGTTGACAACAGGGGTCAATATCTTTTCTATGGTGTTAATTCATCATCTGAAGCTGTACGATGGCGAGAATTTCCAAACACCCGATCTTCTTTATGGTTTGAAGCTTCTGAACTTGCAATTGAGGGAAAAATTTCTATTGCAAGATTACCAATCAATGAAAGGGAAAAGATTTGTGAGGAACTTAGAACACCTATTTATGTGGTAGATTCCATTGGTAGAAGGGTTGTTGAGTCTAAAGAGGTTATGAAAAGAAGGTTGAAGCATTCGCCTGATATTGCAGACGCTTTCAACCTTTCACTAATGGCAATTCCTAAAGTTGGAATTGAAAAGATCATTGGGAATTTGTAATAACTAAATACATTGAACCCGGCCCGTTTGCATCCTTCTTTTTTCGTACACTTATTTCATTGGTATCCTGTAAGTATCTGATTGCATCATCAACCGATTGTCCATTGTGTACGATCTTCCTTAGCAGCTTCTTTGCGTCTATCATTCTAATACCCATGATTCCCGGTTCAATTTCCTTGGAAGAACCTGAAATCATTGTTAACAACTTGTCAGTTATTTCACCAAATTTTGTATCAGATATCATTACAGTATTTGCTGTTTGTCTTTTATTAACTTCCACAACAAATTTAAACCCCGCTGTTATACCTTCAAGGGAAAGATTCTTTGCATGAATATCTCTTGAAAGCTCCCACAAGCAACCAATTTTTAAAGCTAATTCTGGCAACCTTGCACAAGATGATGCTTTTTCTTCCTCCCCTTTTTTCTGATATTCTGCATAAAGATCATCATTTTTCCAAACTTGTTCACCAAAATATTCTAAACCTTCAGGTGTTAATTCTAATATTCTTGAATCGTTTTCAACCTTGTTTAAAACTTCATTACCAAATTCTTTTTCTATTTCCATTTCTTCAATGAATGCTTTTGTTTTCCCTGCAATTAAATTTTCATTCATCATCAGCAAGTTTGTTGCAACATCAATTAAATACCTTGGAATTGGTTCTTGAACCGATATCCCTCTTAAGTTCATCCTTCCTCTAATAGATGCTTGCAATATCAATAATCGATTATAGAACCCCGATCTAAGCATCTTAGGCGATAACGCTTTAAAATATTCTTCAGGTGTTGAGCTAGTCATAACAGAAAGAAAAGGATAACGAATAAAATTTTCTTCTGATTCATCCCCCGCTTTTGCTCTTTTCTTTATGTAATTTGCTGTAAACAATTCTAGCATTGTACCCATGATATCGGAAAATCTTACATCACCTGATTTAGCTTTTTCCAAATCAAAAGCACCTTCATCAGCCATCAGGAACTTTGGGCCTTGCATAACTTTTTCTTCAAGTCCTTCACGGCTACCAACCTTTGTCATTAACAAATCTCCGCAATCAATTTCCATACAGATTCGAGCATTCAACTTTCTTGGAAAATCTTTTCCGTTTGCAGTTAAACCAAGAATCACAATATACAAATTAAGTTTCATTTCTCCCGGCCCCATTACTGAACGACCAACCAAGGAAGAAAATAAACCTAGTGCAGACGCAACAGCTATTCGTTTTTCAGGGTATAACGCATTTTTCATGCAATGCTCAACATAGGTATCAATCCAACCCGGAAATGAAATTGCTGCATCTGGAACAACATCTAGGGATCTTTTAGTTTTAACTTTGGAATTGGTTGTATCTTTAAAATCAAAATCTTCCCATCTGGTTTCATCAACTATTTCAGATTCATCAGCAGGGCAATATTTGTCAAAAACCTTTTTGTAAAATCCTTTAAACTCCCTAGATCCCGGATTCCAACCCCTCGATAAACAAAACACATAGTCCTTCGTTAAAGGGGTGTTTGCTGGCAATCTCCAATCTAATGGTGAGAAGTTCCAGTACCGATCTAATCCCCCTGATTTTGCACCAGCAATTGCATTACATGATGAACCACTAGAATCAGGATGCCATACCTGAAAATAATCCGGTCTTACTTCAATCATCCTGTAAGATTCTGGAAGCACTTCATTCCAAGGAGTTTCTAATCTCCATTGTTCTAACGCACTTTTTTTGTCAACTTCATACTTATGTATTGGTTCAGGGTTTACAGTTGCAAATTTCTTGATTGATTTTTCATCATAGGATTGTGCAAACGCAATTAAGAAATCATGTTCTTCAGCCGTTAACATTGGTATGTTTTCAACAGAACCAAAAACCATTTTGTAGGGTTTTACTGTTCCATCTATTTTAGAAATGGCTTGGGAAAAAAATCCTACAACATACCCGCCCGCCCCTCTTGTTTCAATAATTGGTGGTGCAACTAATTTGCATGATCCCCTTGCTCTTGCTTCAACACACCAAGCTTTTGAATTTTCTAAAGACATCATCGCAAGCTCTTTACATTTGCTTTTGCCCATAGGTAAATAATAAAAAATATGTAAACCTTCTGATGGTGTAGTTTCTACGCAACCTTTACATTTTTCTCCTAGTTCGGGATTGCTAATAAGCAATTCATCAAGGAAAGTTTTTGCCAACTTTGGGCAATCAATATCAAGGCATTCTAAATCTTTATCTTTGTTTGGTACAGGCCCGCAATTGATCGCAATACCTGCAACTAATGGTTGACCGAAATCTATTTCAATTTCATGTTCTGATTGCAACTTTGTACGCAATTCAACAATTCTGTTTGTTCGTTTGATTACGGGTGTCTTATCTGTTTTAGCAGCAAAAACACTTAACCCATGCTCACGAATTTTTAATGCTGCTGATTTTATATCTTCCATGATTTACCCTTTAAAATGATTAAACTGATACTTTCTCGAATTGATACGAATCAATCTGGTAATAACCTTTTTCGTTTTTGTGTGCGATTATACCTATTGGTTTTGGTAAAGCATCTAAAAAATCTACGGATTGGATTTTATTTTTATCAAGATGCCAATGATGTTTAGGAATATCTAATGTAAGATTCTTCAACCATTTCCATACAGAAAATTCTAAACCTGATTTCAGGGAATGAAACGATTTTATTAATGTTCCCGAAAGTGTTTCGTGAGTTTCCATAATACAAGGTTCTGCTTGTGGGTGTTTCCTGTATATGGAATAAACGCTAGAAACTATGTCAAATTCTCTAGGTTTCATTCCGTTTAGAATATCACCCTTACTTTGTTGATTGCTTAATTTAGATGATATTTCTGGTGTCTCATGCCTTGGTTTTACATATCCGCAACTTGGGCAAATTGGGATGTGAATCTTATAAACCAGTTTGCAAGCTGGACATTTCTTTACCTTTGCTGATGGTATTTCAATCCCTTTGGCAGATACTTCTATTTGATCGATACAACCATGCCTGATAGCATTATCACCGTAATCAAGAACTAAACAGTTTTGTTTACCTTCGTTTAACCTGAATCCCCTTCCAACCATCTGATACCATAACCCTTTACTCATTGTAGGTTTCATCACCACAACACAATCAATATTGGGTGCATCAAATCCAGTTGTTAAAACTGCAACATTTACCAACCATTTGATTTTATTTTCCCTAAAAGAATTGATTGTAAAATCTCTAATTTCTAAAGGTGTTTCACCAGTTATCAAACTGCAACTTTGATTTTGTTTTTTAAGTTCTTCTAAGATCATTTCAGCATGGCGAACACTCGTACCAAAAACTAAAACTGATGTTCTGTCTTTAGCTTTTTTGATTGCATCGTTAACACCTGATTGTACTAATTCCTCAGTTTCAAGAACTTTATTTAAATCAGTATCTAAAAATTCTCCCGCCCGAATTCGCACATTTTTTAAATCAGGTGAATCAGATGCAAAGGTAATTAATGGAGAAAGATATCCATCTGTTATTAAATCTTTAACTCCTATTGCATAACAACAATCATCAAAGGTTTTGCCCTCCCCAAATATGATCCCGCTTTGCAATCGGTATGGTGTAGCTGTTAAACCTATTACCTTTAACCTTGGGTTTCTAATCTTTAAGCATGATAAGAACTTTCGGTACATTGTTTCTTTGTTTTGTGAAATCAAATGACATTCATCAATCATTACAAAATCAAGAACACCAAAAGAATCAGCTTTGCGATATACGGATTGAATACCTGCAATTGTCAATGGTTTAACCTCTTTTCGTTTCATCGATGCTGAAAATATTCCAAT